GAGCTTTCTTATCTTAGCTGTTAAAGTACTTGGATGTTTGTAAAAAAATTACAAAAGCATTTCCCATTGGGTTGTTACCACGGCGACAACCACGCCGATGTTAAGAATCTTCAAGCCTCTGCTTAGCTTTAACCCGAGCAAGTTTACGGTACTACCCCGATGGCTTCTCTGTGGTTCATCTTGACCACTTGCCTACCAAAACGCAGATACAAAAAACCCACCCGTGAAGGTGAGTTCTTTATACCATGTCAATTCTTACAGTAGCTTGACTACTTACAACACTATCAGAAGTGCGGTTAGTTTTCAAGTTATTACTATAAAAATAATTCATGGTATTTCTATCATAAGCATTGTGATATGCTAAAGTCAACAAGCAAATTAAAAATTAGAAAATGACACACCCACTTCCGTACCCCCATAAGAAACAGCGGTCATTCATGTCTTCACTGTCTCGTTTCAAGGTCCTAGTTTGGGGTCGGCGGTCAGGTAAATCTCTCGGGATAGCTTTATATACAATGTTGAAGGCGATTGAAACGCCAGGTAATTATTACATCATTGCTCCAACATACAAACAAGCCAAGTCTATTTATTGGCAAGACATCTTAAAGATACTAATTCCACAAGCTATTGTTGGCAAGACGGATGAGGGAGAGCTTTATATAGAGTTCTCCAAGGACCACTATAAATTACAGACCAAATCTATTATTGGTTACGATATAGACTCCAACCACTCTAACGAAATCAACCCTTCACGTATCTACTTAAAGGGTGCAGATAACCCAGACTCCCTCCGTGGAGTTTCTTTGCGTGGTGCAGTCTTAGATGAGTTTGCCTTCTTTAAGAACGGTAATGATGTTTGGCGTAAGATTATCCGACCTGCTCTCGGGGACAAACAAGGTTGGGCTGTTTTCAGTTCTACCCCTGATGGAGTTCACAATCCATTTTATGACATAGTTGAAATCGCCAAAGAAGCTATGGCTAACTTTGTTTCTCAGAATGAAGGTGATGAAGCTAGCTGGTACTACTCTCACGCTACAGCCTTAGACAACCCTTACTTCCCAGAGGCAGAGTGGCACGAGACTAAACAAGAGTACATCAACGAAGGTAAGATTGATGAGTGGGATCAGGAGTGGGAAGCTAGATTCACTACCCCATCAACCCTTGTATATAATGAGTTCGATACTGACGTTCACGTTATCCACCCAAGCCTAGTACCGAAGGAAGGAACCTATGTTCTGGGGATGGACTTCGGATTAAAAGACCCGTTCGCTGTTGTCTACGTGGTTATTGACCAAGATGATAACTGGTACATCTATGACGAGACTTATCTCCCCGACCTGCCAGTGCAGAAGATGGCTTCAGTTCTTCACCAGAAGATGGGTGATAAATACTTTACTAAGATAATCGGTGATTCTGCTGGAGCAAACGAGATTGCTTCCCTTAAGGATAAGTCTCTAGGTTCTCAGAGAGTCTTTGTTAAGCCAGCGACTAAGGGTAACGACTCTATCCGTGCTGGTATCCGTCTCATTAAGTCTCAGCTTTATGTTAGAGAGGGAACAGGACGACCAAAGCTTTACGTTACTTCAAACTGCAAAGCTACAATCAAAGAGTTCCAGTCCTACAGCCGCCTTCGGGATGCTTGGGGTGAGCCTTCTGAGACACCAGAAGACAAGAATAACCACCTAATGGATGCACTACGCTACTTGTTCTTAGACAGGGCAGCAGCTCAGAAGCCACAGGTCAAAGCTGAGAAGCATTATGACCCCAACACAGGACGGCTTCTATCTTAAACAAAAGTGCTATAGTGTATATCAGGAGAGATAATAAATGAACAAATATTTTTTAACAGGGGATACAGCGTTAGCAGCTTACTTATGGTTGAACGGGCTTAAGTTCGAGGAGTTTACTCTCCAAACTAGCCCAGACGAAAGACGTAAGAAGTATGTGATTTATGAAACAGCGGAACGTCCTAGTCTCGAGGAGGAGTTCTATTGTCGGACCACAGCGGTTGCTCCGATGGACTACCACGATGCTAGAGTACATGTTTCACGGTTTCTTAAAACGACTATTACAGACCCCCAGAAAGTGGTAGAATATATCGAAGATGGAAGATAAAAATAAAAACAAAAATACACAACTACAGGTTCAGCAACCTACACAGCTAGACCCAGCAATGGAGTCAGCAAAATGGTCAAGACGTTATAAGATAGCTAAAGATTATCAAACCCCGATGTTCCAAAGATGGAGCAAGTGGTACGATGACATGTACGCTCACATCCACAACCAGAGGATGGCTCCTTGGCGTTCCAAGGTTTACATGCCAATCATTGCCTCAAAGGTCTGGGACCTAATCTCTAGGTTCATTCAGTACCGTCCAGGATGGGATGTATCAGTCCGAACCCTACCTATCAACACCCTTAGCAAGGAAGCTTATGATGCCTACATGGAGGAGATGGGTAAGAGGGTAGAACGTATCAAGATGAAACTTGAGTATGATTATGACAATCCTCTGTTAGAAGAAACAATCCAAGACGAACTCCTCGGAGTAATGCTTGATGCTGCCGTGACTGGTCAGGGTCTAGGTCGTGCACCTTGGGTAGCTCAGACATCAGAGTACCGCCATTATATGGCTAACGGTGATAAGGTAGACTTCAACCAAGTATCTCTAAAGATTGCCAACGAAGGATATAACGGATTCAATGCTGTTAACGTCTTCAACTTCTTCTTAATGCCAGGAGCTAAGAGTCTCCAAAAATCTCCATGGATTATAGTCCACGACTTTGTACCTATATATGAACTCAAAAAAGACACCAGCCTCAACCAGCAAAAGGTTGGGATGCTTAAGACTAACGGCTTAACTAACGACCTAGCTCAGTACGAAGCTTCCCGTAACAGGCTAGTTAATGCTCAGGATACTCAAGTCTTAGATGATACTGTAGCGATGGCTGAAATCTTTGAGTGTTGGGATAAAGAAACCAATGAGTGCATCATCTACGGTACAGGACAAGCTCAAGCTGGTGGTACTTGGGTTGAGTTAGCCCGATACAAAAATATGTACTGGCACAAGAAGTACCCGTTCGTTGCCTTCTACATCAGACGTAAGCCTTACCAATTCTGGGGTGAATCTCTTTTCGAGAACTCAGAGACTTTGCAGTCTGCTATTAACGACATCTTCAACCACTACATGGATAACTCCAATATGGCGGATGGAATGATTGCGATTGAGGAAGGCTCTTATGTCGAACCTGATGTAGTTGAACCAGGAGGAGAATTCCGATACCGTGGTGAGCTACCTAAACAGTTTAAGTTCCCACAGCCAGACTCAGCTGGAATGAGCACTGCCCTCAATGTGATTACAAGCTCAATCGAAAATGCTACTATCTCCCAGTATGCTTCTGGTATCCCTAACTCTGCTACCGACACTACCCAAGGTACTGCAACAGGGGTAACAAGAATGATGGAAGCCGCAGCAGAGAAGGTTGGCTTCATGAGGTCCAACTTTAGAAGGTCTTGGAGACAGGTTGGTCAAATGTGGCACTCCAACTCTCAGCAGTTCATGAGAACAGATGTAGTACACGAGTCTAAAAAGAATGGTGATACTAAGTACGAAGTAGTCCGTCCAGTGGATATGATAGGGCTAGTCTCTATTAAGATAGATGACGGAAGCTTTGAGCCTATCTCTAAGGATGAGAAGCGTAAGAACTACCTCGACTACATCGCTAACCTACAAGGATGGCAGACCGCATCTATCGCTCAGGCTGATAGGTCAGGACAGTTTGAAGATGCAGTTCGCCTAGACTGGCATGAGATTGTCCAGCGTGGAGCTGAACAGTTTGGTGAGAACTCTAGCCACTTACTCCTACCGACTAAGCCACCAGCGCAACCAGAACCAGAAGCTCTCCCAGCAGGGCAAGAGATGGTCGGAGCAATCCCAGAAGGAGCAATACCGATGGATGAGCAAGTACCTTTATCTTACGAGGAAGCTACTTCACCAGACGGAGTTCAGGCGGATGGTAAGAGCATGCCTGATAGCTTCCCTGTCCGTAGCATAAAGAACCCAACTTTGGTAGCATAAGTATATGGCAGAAGATTATCTCGTAACCCTAGAAAAAGAACTCAAAGCTAAGCGGAAGCGTTTAGCTGATGCTATAGCTTCAGATGCTTTCTTAAATGAAGGTGGGGGTCAGATAGCCTTAGATGTCCTCGATACTCAAGTAACTCAGCTACTAGCCAAGATTACCAGTACTAAAGGACCAGTGAGCTACGAAGACTATCTCAATGCTCACGGTGGAATAACAGCTCTACAAGGCTTTAGGTCTGAGATGGCTGGTAACTCCAAGGAAGCAGGGTCATTAAACAAAGAGGTAGAAATTATAAATGAGCAAGTCCAATCATTCACAGAAGACCGAGCACAGCAGTAGCTATAAAGAGGATGAGAAGTTCGATGAGATGGGCAAGTCCCGTGTCCAAAAAGTTCACGGCGGTCTAAAGGCTGATGCCATCTCTCCCGAGGAACTTGTACCGATGAACGACCCAGACTGCAAACATGAGTCCATGACTCGTGACCCCAGTGAAACAGACTTCAATGCTTTTATATGTGATAACCCTAACTGCAATGTAGTGGCTATCATTGAGAAGGTGTGATAAATTAAAGATAAGCATAAAATAAATGAAAGGAAAATTCGAAAATGCAACCCTCAGATAGTGACGTACAATTAGTAGCTCAAGCTCAAGGACAACTTCAAGGTCAATTCCAACAGCCGATGAACCCTCAGGCTGCACCTGTCCAACAGCCTTATAGCCAACCTTACCAAGCTGACCCAGTACAGCAACCACAACCTGTCCAACAGCCAGCACCTCAAGTACTACCTGATTATGGGAGTGGTATCCAAGGTCCTGTCCCAGGCTACCAGCCACCACAGGTCCAACAACCACAGGAACAGACTCCGCAATATCAACAGCCACAACAGGCTCCTGTTATGGACCCGTTCGCTGGCATGGGGATTCAACCACCTGTTCAGCAACCAGTAGCTCAACCACAACCAGCTCCACAGGCTGACCCAGTACAGCAACCTCAGGCTCCAGTAGCTCCAGTGCAACAGCCGCAAGAGACTCAACAGTCTTATGAGGAGAGAGTTAACAACTACCTTAAGCAGATTCCTGAACCAGCACCAATCCCTGACATCAGTAAGTACAATGGTGACAATGATGAAGATGTACAGAAGTTCTTTGCTGATTTTAGCCAGTCTATTATCTCACAGCTCGAGCAAAAGAATGAACGTGCCCGTGCCGTTCAGACTATGGAGACAGAAGTCTGGGAGGAAGCATTTAAGAAGTACCCAAGCCTTAGAACTAATAAGGTGATGCGAGATACTGTCCACACTATCCGAACTGGTAACCACGTTCAGGGTAAGTACATCACTCCAACCCAAGCTGCTGACACCTTCTTACAGGGTCTTAACCAACAGTACAACCAAGGTGTAGTTGATTCTCAGGTCCAACATAGGATTGAACAAGTACAGCCAATGGGGGGACAAACTAATGCCCCAGTACAGATGGTAAGTAAGAATGATGAGCTACTTGCAGTACAAGAGGGTGGAGAAGAAGCACTAACGCAGATACTTGCAAATCGCTTTAACAGTGGTCAGTAGGGTATAGACTTGCATAAACAGCTTGTGCTATATTAGAATTCATAGCAGGTAATAAAATCTGCCCGAGTTAAAAACAAATAAAAGGATAAAAACAAAACATGGCACAGTCACTTTCATACAACAACCCATCAGTTAGGGAATCTTTACTTGACCTAATCAGTAACCTCTCTCCAACTGAGAACCAACTTTCAACAGGTCTCTCTAAGAGTCGAGCTACAGCTACAGTTCACCAATGGATGGTGGATACTTATGCTGCTGTAACTACTACTAGCACAGATAAGAAAACAATCGAAGGTGCAGATTACGGAGCTGGTGATGTCACCAATCCAACTCGTAAGTCTAACTACACCCAGATTATCAAGACTGACTGGAAGGTATCTGGTTCTGAACAAGCAACAACTCATGCTGGTATGCAGAATCCTAAGGCTTACCACATGGCTAAGAGCATGGTAGACTGGAAGAACAAACTAGAATGGGCTTTACTTAACGGTGTAGCCGCAGCTGGTGATGCTTCAACTGCTCGTGAAATGGGAGGTATCTTTGACCAAGTTACTACAAACAAAGTTGCCAACGCTGGTACAGATTTAACCGAGACTCTATTCAACGACTACCTCGGAACAGTTTGGACTAACAGCCAAAACGGTAACGGAGGTCCTGATGCTGGTTATGTCGGCTCAGTTCTTAAGAGAGTTATCTCAGGCTTTACAGCTGGTAACACTCGAAACGTAGAAGCTAAGGATAAGAGACTTGTAAACTCAGTTGATGTTTATGAATCAGACTTCGGAATGGTTAAGCTATTCATGCACCGATTCATGGACCACGTGCTTGCAGCTGGCGGTACTCACAACATCGTTCTTTTGACCGAGAGTACTTGGGCTATAGCAAGTCTTCGTGAGCCAAACAACTTCGATGCACCGAAGGGCGGAGACTACGAAAAAGGAGCAATCATCGGTGAGGCAACTCTCGAAGGTCGCTACGAACAAGCTAACTTCGTAGGTAAGGGATTCACTAACTAATAGAGTTTAACCCGAACAAACAAAAGGAGGTTCCCAACGGACCTCCTTTTTGTTATAGTATTTGCTAGAGGTAGTGAAATGGAAAAACAAAAATATACAAAAGCCCAGCATAAAAAGGTAATCGCTATCGGAACCGAGAAGGACGATGTGAAGCGATGGAGGATGATTCATGATTTACTTCGTGAGACTAATCCAAAAGCTAGGCGAGAACAAGACAAACAGGCTAGAGAGATGCAGAAGGTTAGAGATGAAAAACTCTATAACCAGAAGCTAGTAAAAGAGGAAGGAGGACTTATCTTTAGAGTATCCTTACCTCGTGCTACCTACTCAGCCTTAGTTGAGTCTGACCTAATGTTACTTGGTAAAAGTATTTTGTTAGACCCCCAGAAAGCTAGACACCTAGACCCAAGGGCTACCAATAAAATAGCAAGAAAGTTAAGCAGGGCGTTCCCTGAGTATAGGGTTTCATAATGAGCAATCTAATAACACAAACAGATGTCCTAACATTTCTAAATAACTTAATGGGTCGAAGGACTCTACCAGGTGGTACACAAGATGACCTTAAGAACTTCTGCCAAGAAGCTTTTAACTACGCTTGGAGATACTACCGCTGGGAGTTCTCTCTTAGGAGGGCAACCATTGACCTAGCAACCGACCCTTATATGCCAGCAGATTTTGACCTAGAAGGTTACCACGAGGTAGCTAACGGTCCACAATCCACGTGGAGTTACGTTCCTATCAGCGAG